TATCATCTTCACCACTTTTGCTTCTTTAGGCACCACTATGTATTTCTTATCTTCGATGTGGTAACCAAAAGGATCATTGCCACCCCATATGAGCCCGCGTTCCATATCCTTTTGAATACGCCAGTACATGTTAAGGGACATAGTTTTGACTTCTTCTTCAGCAGTCGCAGCAAATACTGTGAGCATGATTTCGCCCTCAAAAGATAGCGTATGGATGTTCTGCTCTTCGAAATAGACATCAACACCGATGTGTTTAAGCTCTCTGCAGGTATTTAAAAGAACCACTAGGTTCCTAGCGAATCTCGATACGCTTTTAGTAATGATTAAATCAATCTTGCCATTATGGGCATCTTCAACCATTTTAGTGAAATCTGGTCTATCGCTTTTAGTGCCGCTTATGCCTTCATCAGCATAGATGCCTGCAAACTTCCATTCTTTATGGCTTTTAATCAGTTTGGAATAGTAGTCAACTTGAGCATTTAATGAGTGGAGCATAGTCTCTTTTTCTTTAGAGACTCGAGCATAAGCACAGACCTTAAGTTTGCCCTTATTTTCAGGTAAATTTGTGATCTTAATAATGTCCAACTTTGATACACCTCCTTACGTATATAATCCCTCTAAAGAGGGATATTATCCACTTATTAAGCATTGAAAATGCTCCTATTTGAGAGGTTGTATTTAGCTAATAATTTGGCGTTTATTTCATCAAAATCTTCCTGCGAAATTTCACCCTTTTTAAGCATTTCTTCATAGTAAGTTCTGCTGATCAAATAATTATGAACTCTTGTCTTGTAGTCTTTTGCCATATCGGTATTCGACGTAGCATGAATGACAGCAATATTTAATATGCTTATACTTCCACGTAACAAAATGTTTGCCGCAGTTTAGACAAACGCGTTCTTCTACTTTACGGTTCTTCTTTGAGCTACGACACTCATCAGAACAGTACTTTCTTTTCCTGCCTGGTCCTTTTAGAACCGCTATCTCAATGCCGCACACCAAACACTTTGAAAAATGATCAACATTAGAATCGATTAGTCCGTGAACGGTATCGTTACTTCTATCCACTATCTTACATATTTGGCGGATACTTTTGCCGGATTTCCTTAGTTCTAGAATTTTGTTCTTCTCTTCAGTGGTCATGCTACGACCTCCTTTCGGCATAAGGACGTTTCGAGCATGTTTCGTTAACCCAAAATAAAAAAATCCTCAATTAAGAGGAGAAATCATGTATACTACTAGCACCGGGCATAAGGACTAATGGTTAGCTTATTAGTTCAATATGGGTAGCACGAGAGTTACCAATAATAGTTTTATTAAAAGGAGAAACACTTATGTCCGATTATGAACACCCTATCAGTGTTTCCATCGTGAGACACGAATTCGGTACCTTCTTTGATAGAGTAAGATGGTTATACAACCTAGCATTCTTCAAAGAAGAAAAAGGCTACAGAGCGGAAGTTGTGAAAAAGTACGCTGATGAATTGTTTGAGGCTAACCGCATCAGTGATTACATCCACTCCATTATTGGAGAAGCGGTTGAAAAGTTCACACTACTCTCTCCAGTCAAATTAAAAGAGATGAACCCAACCAAGCTCGAGCAATTGAGCAAATGGATTAACATCTCTATTGATGACATTAACGGTGAAATAAACGATTTAATGTCCAAGTAATGAGCTCCTATTAGGAGCTTTTCTTTTTATTAATAACTATTATTTATTTTATTTAAAGTCGAGAAACTTATACTATCCGACTTAAAGCTATTATTCAATAGGTGTGAGCGGCATACTATCTATTTTTTCAAGTGATAATCTTTCTTTACTAATGCTAAACATATCAAAGCCTTCATCATCATAAGAATGAGCAATCTCAGCTTGATATAAGTCTATGCTGTTGTCTTCGCTTATTTCAAATGTATAGTCAATAAAAGCATCTGCCGTTTCTATTCCGACAATCGAATATTGTTTTTCGTTTGATAAATCAAAAGCATTTAAATAGGAACGATGAATACCACTACCACAAGAATATATATAGTAAAGCAATGAATGATTACCGTCACTTCGATATACGAATTCGGTAACACCCCATCCTCCGAAACTCCCGCCGAGTGGATAATAGTTGTTACCCAAATGCAGGTAAGTCATTCCGTTCAAACCTCCATTATCTCGAGAAGAGAAGCGAAAAATTTGTATCTTGTTTTTTGATTTGACATAATCAGATTTGACACATTTAATGTGATTAAGTAAATCTGGCTGGTTATTTTTAAGTGTTTCATAAGAAGGATTGCTATTTAGAAAATAATCGTCAAGTGATTCAGCATCAATTTTTCCATCGGTGTACTCAATTCCAAATTTAACAAACGTAGATTCGTTCATCGCAACACAAGATGTTAAACACAATAAGGCAAAAACCGATGTTATTGTTTTTCTCATATCTCGTTCTCTTTCTCCTTTAATACTATGTATTAACTCTTATTTGATGTCCGTAAACTAACATTACCAAATATAGAAAAATCATGCTTGTTCAAATAGATTTGAGAAATTAACATCACCTATAACTCTATAAAACACATCTTCGTATTTAAATCTATCAGCAGCATAAATATAGAGTTTCGAAGATAATTTTAATCCATCATCAATATAAAATTCTGGCATATTATCATCCATTGGGTTGTCTCCCCACTTAACAAACTCAAGTTTATCTAGATAATTTACCAATACGCCATCCGTGTCTTCTTCGCTTCTATAGGCATAGCAATCATCTGTTCCGTATGTAATAAATGAATAGCATTCTTGATATGGGTTATCAATTCTTGTTGTTCCGGGTATCTTTTCAATGTGATAAGCAAAATTACTCGATAATGAATCGTCTCCTGAAGTAAATCCATTATATATCTTCATGTCATATTTATTTTCACCACTAAAGAAAGTGATTGTGTTAAATCCACCACCCGTTATTTGGTGCGCATTAGTTTCTGAAATCATCACTTTGGATAGTAACAAGTTATAGACATTAGAAATATCGTTTCTATCAGTAGTGTATTTTACAAAATCAAATGATCCAGGAGCCACTCCTATGCCACCTTGTTGTAGTCTAACTTTGTCAACATCATCTAACGATAGATTTTTGGCCCATGGGAAAATGTCAGGCATATCAGCTCGATATTTATCGTATTTATCAGATTCATTATCACAAACAAATTTGATTATTGATTTGAATTCTTTATACGTGAAGTTTAAATCAAAAGTTCCAATTTTTGTAAAATGAGCAATATAACAGTCTGCATCTTTATCATAATAAAAGTCACCGTATCTTGTGCTATGCATTGTTGTTTCGTTATAAGAATATGTTGACCATTCATCATCAAAAACAACATTATCGCCAATATCAATAACTTCATTATTTGTTGAACTGACAATAGGTCTTACACGGAAATGATAATATTTAAGAGTATTAACATAAAATACAGTTTCATTATTTATTGCTTCATTTGGACACTCAAAGGTCTCTCCACGATGCAAAAGAACTAGTTTTCCACGAACGCCAGTAATTGTGTCAGTTGATGTATGACTTTTGTTGTTGGCATTTGTGCAAGAAGACAAAGAAGCAATTGCTAATAAAATCGAAATTAAAAAAGTTGCTTGTCTCATAACTATAAGAATTTACTGCTATCTAAGATAGCCATTTAATTATATAACAAAAAAATCCCTGCTACTAGGATTTCTCCGTTCACAGGGATAATTCAATTCTTTAATTTGTAAATAGATGCTTCAATTTGGTTGGTAATCCAGCTTTCTAAATCACCATAGTTTGCAACAATGAAATCTTTTAACTCAACGGTTAGCTCTGAAGTCACAATAGCTTTCGCTTTGTTTAGTGCTTCAAGCTGAGCGGTTTTATCGAAGGTTCCACTATTTTTAAGTGATTCGACATAGGTTTGGAAAGTGACTCTCACTGCATTAGTGACTATCTCAGTAGCCTTTTTAAATAATGCAGCGGCTTTCTCATCCTTAATTTTAGTGGATAACCACTGAGAAAGTTTGATTCCTAAGAAGCTAATGAGCGGCAAGATGATGCATGTCGTAACTGCCGCCAAAATGTTTAATAAAATTTGGTTCATGTGAGCTCCTCCTATTTATGAGCTTGTTTATTAATATGGTCTTCTATTTCGCTAATCGCGGTAGTAACTGGACCATCGCAGCCTTGTTCTTTTAGACCTTTAAGGCAAGCAAGAACACCTTTGGTGAGTATTGTTTGCTCAGCCTTAATTTCTTTGATTTCAACATCGTTTCTTTCTCTTTTGAGCAACCACTTGAAGAATCCAAATAAGATTCCAAAGATTACTCCTAAAGCAGTAATGATTGATGCTGTGGTAATAATGATTTCTACAACGTGACTCATGGTGTTTCCTCCTCAAAGGTCTTAATTAAGTAAGAAAAAATCTCCTGTAATCTTGGGAGATGCTTTTCAATGTTGAGGTTCGTTTTTAAGTCTTTAGCAAGTTCGAAATTCTCTTTAGAGAAATAATATTCAAATTTGCCAGTTTCCTTATAATGCCTAATAAGCGAGTCAACTCGGTATAAATGGTAAAGGCTCTTCTCTTCTTTATAGTTTTCAAGTCTGATTCCAAAATAAGTGATTAAGCGATAAAGCCAGTCTTTGAAATGTTTCTTGAAATCAATGAATAAAAACTCATCTAATTTGTCTTTGATTGATTCATCAACATAGACGATATTCTCTTTTGCGAGCAATGTGTTATCTACCCAGCAAAGGAAATAAGTAAGACACCCTCTATCGAAGTTTTTTATTCTTTCGAAATAGCTTCTACCATAAGTAAAGAAGTCGCAGTCATCGGTTTTAACGACATTGCAACTGTCGAATCCATCAATAATAACCGTGAAGTCTTTATCGCTATCATCTTCACTTAGTCCATAAATGGATGAGCCACATCTGTAGCAAAGTAGCACCTTATTAGGTGCAAATAATCTATCTAATAACTCTTGCATATTTTGGTTGGTTCCCCCTTGAATCTTCGACATAAAGTTTGCTGCTTGTTAATTGACATGAAAGCGTGCAGTCTTGACCGTTATAACGATAATGGACAATACCGCCACTACCACCAACTGAAGCACCACAGAATAAGACATTAGCTCCACCTACATATAAAGAGATGATTCCGTTATAAGCATTTAACGAAGTGATGTCATCAAACACATAACATGTTCCGTAAGAAAGTGACGAATACATATCCCAGATAGGACCATAGCTAGAACTAACATTGTCTCTAATCTCTGTTCCTTTTTCATTAATCTTGGTTTGATTATTTTTGATGTAAGGCGGATTATAGTTTCCATCTAACGTGATTGAAGATGAGGTCTTCGTGTATCTGCAGAGTGGGAACTCATAAATGAGGCCACCATTCATCAAGTCATTCTGTGTTAATGATGGATAAGCAGAGGAGGCTTCCTTCTTTTCTAATGAGATGGTGTTATTTCCTAAGTCAATCTTGATGATTACATAGCCATAAGCAGAGCCATCTAAAGAGACAGAAATCTTGGTACCACTTTCAACATAAATTCTTCTTCCATAAACCTGAACATACCCGTTTTGGAATGAAATGTAGTTATTACTGACAGATGCCTGACATCTACCTAAAATGCCATAAAAAATGCCGTTCACACCACTCGTTAAGAAATGATTAATATCGGCATCCATTTTGCTAGATACTGAAGCAGCATCAAATGTGATTTTTTGAATAGCCATTAGGTTGACCTCCTATCAATTAATTTGAGTTTATCTGTCAAAGACAGACGATATTCACCAAGTGTTATTTTGGCAATGTTAAAAGTCCCTTTGAATTCCACCTTTGAGACGATGGTTTCATAGGTTTTACTTTCGGTAATAAAAACCACTATCGCACCGACTTTTAAGTCTTTTAATGCTTCAATCTTATTTGTGATAAAAGAGAAGTTAAATGTAATCGTATGCTCCAGAGAAGAATCGACCAGTGCTTTAGTGGCTTTGGTAAGTAAAGAATCGTAGTCCTTATCACCATAGAACTCATACTTCATTTTGACCTTATGAATTCTTTTTAATGCTGGGGCGGTTGTTACCACTTGGCCATCATTAGTTAGGTAATAAACGACTTGATTTGTATGCTGCGTATTTTCAGCTTTTGGAATGTAATAAACTTTGTTTAAGCTTATCTCGTTAGTGTCGTTTACGTTGAGTTCAGTGATTGTTCCTAGATTAGACTTCATAGTGATTCCAATCTTTGCAGAAACCACTTTAATTTTTATCTTTGAAAACTTACCATTTGCGAGCACCACTTCATACTCAAGTCTGATGCCGTACGTTTTAGAGAACTCTTCCACTAAATCGAGGATGTTCTCTTTGGTATCAGCTTCATATTTTAGATTGCAGTTTTTCACCACTTCGATAGCGGTTTCTAAATAAGAGACATTTTGGTAAGTGTCGCCTGAGTACTTAAACGTGTTATTAATAAGGTTCACGATAAACTGAGCAGAGTTACCGCTAAAGGTCGTTGGCAAAGGTACATCAACATCAAGCAATGAAAGATAGTCCTTTGTTTCCACTTTTGTTTGAGCCTTATCGTCAGTTTTAATTGAAGTAATGATTCCAACATAAGGATAGCCTTTATCTTTGACGATAAGTAAGTCGCCTATTTTAGCGTTTAAACTTTGTTTATTTACTGTGAATTTGCTCTTTTGAGGAATAAGAGCATCTAGAATGATGTCAAAGTCATCAGTGGCATAAGCATGGTCTATTACTTCGAGGTTTTGTTCGTTTAGAAAGATTAAAACCATATGACCTCCTAATGAGCAATGTACTCTTCTTTATATGCAATCTCACATGTAGCCTCTTCTCTAACACCGGGATCAAAAAAGATCTCACTTTCACCCGGAGGAAGGAATAAGAAGTTGTCACATGAGAAGTCCTGCTTATCGTAGTAGTCAATTTCCTCTCCACCATAGATAAGCTTGATGTATTGGTTTACAGGGTCAGAAGATATCTCGATTAAAGGTTCATCACGTTCATCGACTAAAAGTCGAAGGGTCTGAACATCTACACCATTTTGTCTGATAATGACTCTAGGGTTATAGCAGTTTCCATAAAGTCTAATGAGTAAAGGAACATCTCTAGGCGAATCGTTATAAACAGTAACTTTTCCGTTAAAGCTAATCGCATAGACATATGGATAGTCATAGGTGTATATCTTTCCACCACCAGTATCAGTAACATCGATGTGAGCAGACTTATTGACTAGCCATAAGGAAAGGCAATCAATCTTAACTTGTGTCTTTAGTACGCCTTGCTCTAATTGAGTCTTTGAAGAGGATTTGACATTAACAAAGCAATATTTCTTTCCTGCATCAGTTTCATAGAAGAGTCTCATCTCTTTACTTTTAGTAAGAAACTCTCTCCAACGAGTAAAACCCCGATAACCATCAATGAAATCTAAAGTGAAATCAATGGTTCTTTGAGGGATGGTTCTTTTAGTCTCAACAAAACGAGCGTTAAAATCTTCATATTCGATTTCAAACTCAAAACCTAAACCATCGAGTTCCTCAATAACACAGTTATGCGTGTAATCGAAATAGAAGGTGCTACCAACTTCATTAACAAGATAAAATCTACGTCTCATTAGTAGGCACCTCCTAATGCTGTATTAATTGAATCAATATCCACATCACCACTTGTGTTAATGGTGACATTGTTTGTGGTTGTCGAGTGATCATCATTCATGTATGAATTACTAGTCGATTTGACTGTATTTTCAGCATCAAAGTCACCAGTGCCAAACATCTTTCCAATGAGCTTAACAAGCCATCCAACCGTATGGTCGAGAATCCATTTAACCGCAGAGATAATCGCATTAAGGATATCTAAGATAGGTTTAAGGATTTGGAATAAGATTTGAAGGACCGGGACAATGACTGCTTTGATGACATTACCAATAATCACTAAGATTGGCGAAATCGCTTCAATAATCGTGAAAATAACATCGAGAATATCCATGATTGGCGTTAAGAACGTCTCAATTAAAGGAAGGAGAATCTCGAATAATTCCGCAATTACTTCAATGATTCCGCTGATAAATTCGATTAATGGTTCAAGGATTGCGAGAATGATCTCTAGGATTGGTTCCAAGATATCGATGATGATATCTAATAAGACAACCACCACTTTGATTACTTCACTTAAGATATCAACGATGACATTAATGATTTCAATAAGGATGTTTAAGATTCCATCCACAAGCTCAATAATGACGTCGATAATTTGAACCACTAATTTGATGACAAGTTGAATGATTCTAGCTACTACCTGCAAGGTCTTAGCGATCAATTGAGTAATAGGAATTAAAACTGTCGTTAGCATCTCAAGGATTCTAGTAATAGGTTCGATAAGGCTCTCAAGTAGTTTTACTACTTCATCAAGCACCATCATTACCACATCTAAAACGCCATCAATGATTTCAACTAGTACATCAATGATTTGATTAATAACATTCATCAATATGTCGAGGATAGGTTTTAACTTCTCGATGATTTTACCGACAAGTTCAATGATTTTATCGATGAGTTGTTTAACTATATCCAAGAGTCTTTTTAATAAAGCCCTGAAGTTTTCATTCTGTAGAAGAAGCACCGCAATGATGCCGATAATAAGAGCCCATGGACCTGCTTTAGCTACAGCGCCTAAAACTTTTGTAGCACCGCCTAATGCAGACACGGCCTCTTTGAGTTTTCCAACTAATCCTATGACTTTAGCAATAATTGTGATTATCGGTCCTATGGCAGTTAAAACACCACCAATTACTCCAATAACCACTTTCAAACCTGAGGACATTTCTTTCCATTTTTGAATAAGCTCTTTGAGCTTTGGAATTACTGTATCTCTAAGGAAATTAACAATTTTAGTAATAATAGGTGCAAGTGCGGTTGCGAGTTCAGTTCTCAAAGAGAGAAATGACTGTTTGAGTGCATAAATCTCGTTACCAAGTTTACCAGTAGTTTCAGCATCTTCTTCAGAAACAATACCAACTTTTTCAGCTTCATCCATCCAAGATTTAAGCTCGTCTTCAGAAGCACTTAATACTGGATTGAGCAAAGTGCCTAATTTATCACCAAAGAATTGATTCGCTAAAGCGGTTCTAGTAGCAGCATCTTCCACTCCTGCTATAGCACTACGGATTTTCTTGAAAGCTGCTTCTGCATCTAGACCAGCAAGATCATCCATTGTTAAACCAATTTTGGATAACTGCTCAGAGACATCATCTCCATTAGCAATTTGTCCTAAAAGGTTATTAATCTTTTGGAATGCTTTATCTAGATATTGGGTTTCACTACCAAGTTGTTTAGCAGCATATTCCCATTTTTGAAGAGCTTCTAATCCAACACCTAACTGCTTTGCAGTATCAGCCATCTGATTGACTGTTTCAGTTGTCTTTAATGCTAAAGCCGATAAAGCAGTAACAGCTGCAGTTACTGGAGCTGTGATGTATTTAGTCATCGCACCACCTATGGCAGACAACTTATTAACATCGATTTTCCCTAAAGCAGATATTTTGTTATCTGTTTGCTTTAACTCTTCATTTAGCTTTGCTACTTCTGCCTCAGTATATTGGACAGCACGTTGCATTTTCTTGAATTCTTGCTCACTGACCGTGCCGAGTTTTACACCTTCTTTAGCAAGTTCAAGTTGTTTCTTTTGTTCTTCTAACTTTTTCTTAGTGGTCTCCAAGATGCCGTTTAACTTATCTTGCTTTTGCTTCCACAAGTCGACGTTAGAAGAATCGTATTTTAAGTTTTTATTAATTGCAGCTAGGTCTCTTTGTTGCTCTTTAAGGTCAGAATTGAGGGATTTGATAGAAGACTCAAGTTCCGTTGTATCAAGACCGAGCTTAATATTTAGACTTTTAATTGCTTCTGCCATCACCCTCACCTCCTTAACCTAAAAAGGCATCAATATCTGCCTGAGTTGCTTGTCTAGAACCGCCTTCTTCATAGATGGATTTTTGCAATTTGACTATGTCAAGATAGGTTCTAATGTCAAAGAATTCCGCATCACGAATCGGGATTCCTAATTGAGCCAAGTTGAAAATTATGTTTGCCGTGATGTTTCCTCTTGGCCTTATGGTTTTGGGGCTAAATCAGTCCCTTCGGAATTTTTCTTCATTTCCCCTAAAAGTTCACCAATGGTATTAGCAAGATTTGTGAGTTCTTCAACGTTAGATAAAACGCTAAAGTCGAAGAGTTGAAGGAAACGGTCATATGATTCATTGAAGAAAGGTTTATGCAAAACATAGACCAATCTAAAAAGGACATCGATAAACTTACCGACATCGTTTCTGTTTTCACTGATCGCTTTATCTAACTTTTCGACATCATCAAATAGTTCAGTACCAAAGACGTTTCTATAAGAAATGATGGTAAAAAGGGAAGAAGCTAATCTGAACTCCTTCCCATTGAGTTTAACTGTGCGTTCCATACTCTACTCCTTACTCAGGGATTTCTGGAATCACTGGAGCGGTAGTTAAGAAGTTTGTATAGTTACTATCACCTTTAGCACAGACACAGTTAGTGATTAAATCATCGCCAACTTCAATTGGTCTAGCTGTAATGTTAAGAGTAACTGAGTTAGCTTCAATGCTATCCGCTTTTGATTTGGTTGCCTCAGCAATTGGGGTAACACTACATAAGTAGTACCAGACTCTTCTTGCTTTAGCATCGCCTTGGAATTCAAAACCTAAGGCAAAGGTCACTACTGGTGCGTTAGCGATTTCCACTAAGTTACCATTCGCGAGTCTCTTATAGCCTAAAACTGCAGTTTTGAAATCGTCAGGGATTTCTGTGAATTTAAGTGTTAAGGTTCTACCTGCATTTTGGACTAAGGATGCGTATAAAGTATCATCAGCATAAACGTTGGTAGATCCACCCACTACTTCACTCGAGAACTCTTGAGCCCCCGGTAATGCGACTGGAGTATCAAAGCTCCAGTTACCATTATTGTCTTGAGCGGCAATTGAATAATGGACGTTACGTAATCCGAACGTGATTTTGTTATTTGGCATGTTTAAAATCCTCCAGCCTAATTTCATAAACTCTATGTATAGAGCCATCCGAGTTTTTGTATTCAGATGTTAAAGAAAAGATGTAGTCATTTTTTAGAAGAGCAGTTTCTAGTTTTTCCTCTAAGGCTTCATCTTTTTTCTTTGTTGATAATGTAATTTGAATCGTTCTTAAGTAGTAAGTTGGGCGATCATCTGCGAATTCAGGTGGTCTTTTTGATATCTCCTGATAAATGATGAACGGGGCTTCTGCATTTTGCTCATTGTCATAATCGAGATGAGCGTAGATGACTGTAGGAAGAACGGTTAATAACACTCTTCTAAGTTTCTTAAGCATTATCCACCTCCATTAATTATCTTTCTGATATCGTCTAGCATCTTCGGTGTGAACTCATCATAAGCAGGTCTTAAAAAAGGACGAGCAGATACGAGCTTTCCACTACGATGTTTAAAGCCAAGTTCTACTAAATGAACGATGGAACCTCTGGTTTTGGAATAAATAACAATCGTTTTGTTTATGCCTTCGCCATATGATTCCTTAATAAAAGAATCGCCTAAATGCTCGTGTGTCCACGGTGTTATAGGTGCATGTTCTTTTATATAGTCCAGGATCAAGTCGGCTGTTTCATCTAAGCGTTGTAATATCGCTACTTCAACGTCTTTAGAATAACTTTTAATGGCCTTTTCAATCTCTGGTGTGAGAGCGGTAAGTTCTAAAGATTCCATCCAGCGATGTCCTCCTTTTTGATTTGAATTTCGCTAGCATAAAGTTCCATCCACATTCCATTTTGATAAGTCCTCTCTACTATGTAGATGGTGTCTTTATTAGGAACATAAAGGTACTTGCTACCGTCATAAAGGAACACTTGAATTGAAACCTTAAAATCAAGTAAAACTTTGCTCTCTTTTGAAGAGTAATGTTCCTTAGAAGTGATGGAGGCTGTCATCCCCACCACCTCTTTGGAGCCGACCAAACGCAAGACCTGGTTGCCCAGATCATCAGCATCTGTTTTAACACGTAATAGGAATAAGTTGATGTTGCCGGAATTAGGATACGCTATCACGAGGAAGAACCTCCACCAACCTCAGGTCTATGCAAGCATAGTTGCCTGAGTAAGACGTCAAAGCTCTTGGGAAGCTCTTTCACTTCTCCGTTACTATTGAATCCGAAATGTGTCTTCACAAATATGGTAATAAGAGCTGTCACTAAAGGATTGTCATCTGATTCAGCGGTTTCACGAGGAACTCCAGCTGTGACTAGCAACTGGCGGCACGAGGCAATATGAATCAAAATTTCATCATCAGCGTAGTTTTCTGTTGCAGGGATAAGCAAAGCTTTCTTCATCTTCTCTAGCATGTTTTCGCACGACATTTTAGACACCTCCTCTACTCGTTAGAATATTCTTCCTATTACTCTTAAACGGAAGGACCCGCCTTCATACAAAAGAAAAAGGATCTCTCCTTATTCAAAATGTATTGCGACTAGCGACTTATCAAGGTTAGCGGGCACTCCTCCGTGTTTCGACCTATGGTCTAGTCTCCATCAGCTGGAGTTTCAGGTTCTTCAGGTTGAGCGGCACTGGAGCCAGCTTTTTTAACTCTTAAGAAACCTTTGTAGCCGATGACGTTACCACCAGTAAAGACAGATGCTTTATAGCAGATAATGCCATCTCTGAATTTGTAATCAGTGGATTTGGCTACTTCTACACCACTGAAGATTGGAACTTCGTAGTTGGCGAGTGGACCATAGACCATAGCATAGTCACCGGCTTCTGCATCACGTGCAGAGATAGCTTTACACTTGCTAGAGATGATGTATGGAACACCGTCAATTGTTTGTCTTTCAAAGTCAATGTCGTAAACTTTTCTACCTTCTTGGGTGCGGACTTTGGAGAAGGCTTGTAAGTCTTTCTTGTTAAGGATGAGGACACAACCTTTTTCGACTTCTTCGTCGCCACCATAAGCAAAGACGATATCGCCGAGTGTGTTTTCATCGATCGCAGAGACTTCTAAGTCTTCAACATCTGCTAATGCTTCACAAGCATCAGAGAAGATACCTTTGAAGGTATTTGTGGTACCAGCACCGAGTAAGATTTGTTCACTGATCTTCTTACGGAGAGAGATGTTGATGTTATTTAAAACTTCAGCGGCATAGTTTGCAGCAGGGAGTTTTTCTAACTCTTCAGTGATCTCTGTATAAGCTGTGATTTTGACTTTGGAGATTGTTAAATAACCGAATGTTGGTTCAGTTTCGCTATAAGGTTCGCCTTCGCCAGTTAAACCAGCAGTTCCATGAGATTTAACGAAGGATTTCTTATAGGTTTCGCCACCTTTAAGGTTGACGGTATGGACTTTGTCCACGAGAGTAGAAACTTCTCTAAATGGATAAGGTGTGATGTTATTATCGACATGTTCTGGTAAAAGGACACCATCAGCGGTAACGGTGACAGTACGACCTTCTTTTAAGGCTTGGCCTCTTGCTTCCATTTCAGCAGTTTCTTCTGTTGATTTGGTTTCAATGACGTCTTTGACTTCGAATTTACCTCTCATAACGAGTTTCTTTTCGATAGCTTTGCGTTCATTGGTGAGTTCGTCTACTTCTTTATCGTAAGCGGATAATTTTTCGACATCGGTTTCGGAATCAACTAAGCCACGAATTTCTTCAATACGTGCTTTGATTTCCTTTAAACGTAATTCAAGATTCATAAAATGAATTCCTCCTAGATTTTGGTTTTGATTTTTAGTCTCTTTACTAAGACTGTTCTACGTTCTAAGTTCTCTGCATCATCCAATGCCTTTAGTTCAGCATCCGCCAACTCTAAAGAACGAGCACTTGCTTGGATAGAAGTTTGGTCGTAGGCAGGCAAGTCCACAACACTTACATCAAAGAGCCTATCAATGCCTGTAATAGTTCTTTTTGGAAGCTTACCGCTTTTATCCCAGCTTTGACTTTTAACAGTGAAAGCAAATGACATCTTGTCTAATAGTCCAGCTTCGATACATTTGAAGATGTCTCTATTGCTGGTTGTGTCGATGAGCTCAGCATGAATCTTCAAGCCTTTTTCATCAACTTCTAAAGAAAGAGAACCATTTCTGGTCCTCGCAATAATGAGTGTGCTGTCGTTATGGTTGTACTTAAACGGCACATCTTTCATGTTTGTTTCTTTTAATGCTTGAGCATCGATGACTTCGGTAAAGCCGTGTTCCTCTGTGCCAATGAGCGTTTCCTCATTAAACACGATTGCATAGCCTTCCACTATCATCTTCTTGTTTTCTTCATCCGCTCTGCTCTCGAGAGATGAGAATCTAACTTCTTTATTCATCTTTGTCGATTTCCTCCTTGGATTTAGGTTTCTTAAAGAATTTATCAAGTTGATATTCGTTAGCTTTATCAGCATCAACATAGTTGAGTGATTGCAAACGTCTACTACCACCCTCAATAGGTTCAAAGCCAAGTAAAGCTCTAGATTCATTGAGAGAAAGTATGCCAAGACCCATCAACTTCTCGATGGCCTGGACTTTGGTATTCCATGAAGCATATTGAAGTCTTTCGGAATAAAAGATGATTTGTTCGCCTTTTTCCAACTGACCTCTTGTTAATAACGCTTTTGAGAATGTCTCTGATAAGGCAATTGCTATACCTTCAATAACCGACTCATAGAAAGCGTTATATTCGTTTTCGTTGTACTTGTTATCAAAGATAGAGTCGCTAACACCAAAATAAGAGATGATCTTCTTTTGTAAGAAAGTGAGTGTCGTACTGTCCACTAACTTAGGGTCAGTATTAAGCGGCACATAGTCACTCTTTAAATCAACAGGGACAATGGAACTACCACCATCACTAGTTGCCTCTTTTAAAGCATCATCAAACTCTTTCTTTTGAGCGGTTTTATCTTTTTCAGATAAGATTCCATTTATTTTTAATAAACCTTTGATTTGGAAGCTTGTTTTAATAGCGTTATCCAAACCCTGAAGGACGGAATCATTAATTTTGATTGTCTTTAATAATGCGGCATGATCACTAATAGCACCATTGCCACCAAAGACATCATTCATTCCATAGAATCTACGAAGATGAATAACGGACTCGTATGGAAGTGTGAAACCTTTTTTATCAGAAAAATAAAAGCGGAGATACATCGCTCCACTCTCATCTTTAAGGACCTCAACCGATGTCGGTTTTAATGGCCAAAGCTCCTTGAGCTCATAGGTTTCATAATCGTAAACTGGATAAATAAACGCATTGTTATTTAAGTAAAGAAGAGTCACAACTCGATAGATAAAATCGTAAGGTGTCATTAAAGGGTTAGGTTGAAACTTTAGCAGATAACATAAGTTACCGTTTTTTTCTAACACCGTTTTATCATCTTGAGTTTTAACATATCTTGGCTTTAGTTTTGCTGCATGAGTAGCAATTCGATCAATGCAGATTTTTACCACATCCGACATGTTGATATTGCTTCCAAAGTCTTGAAAGATATCTAATGTCGATTTAAAGACTCGAGCATCATAGTTAACAGGAGCCACTACTTTTTTCTTGCGTTTAAAAATGTCAAAGAATGCCATAGCTACCTCCTAACTAATTAAATTCTCATAGTCTGTCTTGTATCGAGTAAGGACGGCATAAGCGATAATCAACGCCACGCATCCATCGATTCTTTTTAATTTGCTGTTTAGCTTGCTAGGCTGAATGTTTCCATTAAGGTCTACTTTTGCCTGAGTATTTGCTAAATTCCACTTTAATATTGGGTTATTATCATAGATAACTAATTTGTTTTTAAGGTCACCTTCTAGCTGTTTCATTGGTTCAGATAAGGTGTATATGCCTTGTCTTATTTTCTCCATTGTGAATCCAGCTTCTTCCATTTCCTTAACCCAGTACTGAGAATTCCATGGATCATAACCTATAAAAATTGGGCGAATACCATACTCCCTCACCATTTGGATGAACCATTCGGTGACATGATGGAAGTCGTTTTGGTTGCCGTTAGTCAAAGTGATTAATCCTTTTTTAACCCAAACATCATATGGAATCTTATCTTCCTCCACTCTCTTTTTAACTAGTTCGCTAGGCATAAAGAAATGTGGGAGAACGTACTTCTTGCCGTTTTTTATAATAAGCAAGACTGCTGCAGTTAGGTCCGTTGTAGAAGAAAGATCAACTCCACCAATAGCATAGCTGTCTCTAATGTCGGACATCTTATACGTGGTTTCATTATTTAACTCTGCATACGTTAACCATGAACCGCTTTCGATTTGTTTGATGTTAAAGTCTTTACATAGCATCGTTACTTTAGTGGCTAAATCGTTTCTAGCTTTATTCATGACATCATCGAAATAAGACTTTGTCTTGATGGTGCCTAAGCTAGGATTTGACTTCTGCCAACTTGATGGATCGTTAAAGACTTCATCAATCGAATCTTGTGTGTAAAGCCACGGAAGGATTCTTTCGTCTTCAATCTCGCCTTTTATCATCTTTCTGACGTATGCAAGTTTGTTATCTAGAAAGCCATCAACTGTGGTTCCTTCTGTGGTAATGATGAAGATTAAAGGCTCTTTCTTTGTAGATTGAGATTGTTTAATAGCATCATAGACTTTTGAGTCAGTCATTTCGTGGACCTCGTCAATACATCCAACCTCGATGTTATAACCATCTTTGTTTCTACTTTGAGCGGAGAGCTTTTTAATCTTGTTTTTGTTTCTTGGAGAATAGATGTAGAAGATATTCTTCCTAGAGCGTTTTTCGTTTCTTAGAGCTTTACTCTGTTCACGCATATTATTAATCTCATCGTAGAGAATATTTGCCTGGTCATTCGTGTTAGAAGCACAAACGATATCGGTGCCACCACTACTTAAAAAGAATTCGGCAAGGTCGATTCCGGCGATAAATGTGGTTTTCCCGTTTTTACGAGCAATGAGAAGCAAGGCTTCATTAAATCTTCTTAGACCGGTCTCTTTTATTTTGAAACCGTATGCACATTCCAAAAACGCCTTCTCCCATAATTCTAGGATAAATGGTTGGCCATTAAATGGTGACTTAGTGTGCTTGCAAAACTTCTCAATAAACTCAATTCTTATTTGTCCTGGTTTTTCATCATAAATATAACGAGGATTATTCAAATCGTTTTTTAAGCGTTTTAAGACACTTTTTAGTTCTTTGCCAGCAATTATTCGTCCGGACTCAATTTCGTCGATATAGGATAGTAAGAAACTCATTCTGCGTTATCTTCTTCCGTTTTGTTAGGCACCGGAATCTCATGATAATGAATCTCTGAGTCCTTTTTGCCTAAAATCAGCTTCTTCCCTAATATCGAGCCATCGGTGACACTTTGAATGACACATCCTTCTTTTGCTTGCAGGATTCTTCTTCCCTTTTTGATAATCATCTCCATGTTATTCTTCCTCCCTCACTAAGTTGAATGTTCTATTAGTGCCAACATTGTTAGCGGAATAAGTCTTCAATTTAACTGTGCTGACTTCGCCATTACTAAATGAAATAACACCAGTATTGTTTTCTCTTTCTCCAACTGGTGCAGGTTTATATCCACCCCACGAACTTTCATCATAATCACCAACAAGATTAATCTTGAACGATGAATCATCGATATATTCATAAGTGATGTTAACCGCTGCATCTAAAGTATCCGAACTTATAGAACCTATTCCTTGGCCTAAATCAAGATAGATAGTTGTTGAGCTATTTGAATACTTAAAGTGTTTATTTGCTAAAGGATCGTTGGCTCCAACAATACCAATAGTCCAGTTCTTATCCGTTGCAATATCTAGGTCTTCCTCTTCCAATCTGTCATAGACAACTTGATGGATAGAGATAACTTTAGAAGCACCACCAGATAAATCTTTTAAGTTCCTGAACATTTGAATGACCGACTCTCTAGTGAGTGACGTGCAATTACCAAAGTTCGCATTAACATTAAAATTGCTTTGTAATGTGATTTTGCTTAATACAGGGCAATCTTGAATTGATTCAATTGGGATCGCGACATTGATTGTGTTAGGGAACCAGATTTCATTTAAAAGAGGACATCCTTTAACAACCGCTGTACCACCAGTGAAGCTTTGAAGTCTATCAGGTAAATATAGCTTCTTAAGTTTTGGAATATTCCAGAAAGCATAAGAAGTTAATTGCCTTAGATTTGAGTTAGCACCAAAGGTGACTATTTCGCATCCACATCCACTTAAGTTATATTGGCCCCAACTTGATAAAGAAGCTGGGAAATTAATATCATCTAAGTTTTCAATTCTATATAATGCGTAGTTTTCTAATGTTGCTAATTGGCTACCAGGTTCAAACTCAATGTGAGTACAGCCACTTTGATAAAAAGCATGTGATTTAATTGTGGTAACCGTATAAGGAACATTTACTGTGAATTCGTTTGTAGCTTCTGCTAGGAAGTTTGAGGTCACATAAGTGACACCTTCTGGAATTTCAAAATGATTAAATCTACCTTCTACTAATTGAGATAGGAGTTTGAATTCTTCGGAAGTATGAATAGTTCCTAGGTTCCCTTTAAGGACTGTAGCCACTACTGGTTCAGAAGCATAGATGTAATTCGCTGTAATAGTTGAGTCATTATTTGCGACTTCATCACAGGCGATAAAGCTCATCTCCCAAGCACCCTCATAAGCTGTGATTGCTTTAGGGATTTCAAATTCGTTGTCATGAACCCTATAAAGATAAGTCGCATTTTTATGAGTGAATTTTAAGTAATGATAAGTACTATCAATTTCGGAATCCACCTCAAATAAGAGTCTTACTCTTTTAGATTCACGATAGACGGATATTTCAAAAGGCTCTACATCTGATGTAAGCTTACCGTCTTTACCAACATGGATATTAATTTCATATGCCATTTGAATTATCCTCCTAAGGATTTCATAAAATTATCAAACTCATCGTCTTCATCTACGGCATTTCTACCAAGGATAGAATTGAGTGTTTTAATTACGGTTTGGTACACCGCTAAAGAAGTGAGGAAAGTTTTATAAGAAACAGTTTCTCTAAACTCACCATTTTTAACTTGGACCGCACCATAGGTTGCTACTTGTTTTTGTAGTTCATCTAACTGAACCTTTAAAAAAGCCGCTTTGTGTAGCAGCTCATCAACTAGTTTTGTTTTTGTTTCATCAACATCTTTGAATAGAGCAAGTAGTCGCTCGTATTCTTTTCGTACAGCAGTTACGTCCACGAGTTTTCCTCCTCTAAAAATTATGATGTGAACCCCATAACTTGTACTTATTTGATAAAATATTTGAGGTGATTTTATGAAAAAGGACAAAAGGGTACGTGGAATCTATAAAAAAGTTCCAGACGACATCAAGATTAAGGTCTGTAAAGATCATTACGATAACCACATGAGTTATCAAGAATTAGGTAAGAAATACAACCTCTACACAAAGTCAGGTGAACTCATGGAAAGCACGATGCTTGGATGGTTTAGACTTTATCGAAAAATGGGCGAAGCAGCTTTCTTAATCCATAGGCAAGGGAATCGTTCTCAATATGGAAAAGACGGAGAACCTACTTCTGAAAAAGCCAAGAAAAGAATTAAGGAATTAAGAGAAGAAAACGAAAAGCTTCGACTCCAGGTTGAATACCTAAAAAAATTGAATGCCTTGGTTCAAGAAAACCGAAAAAAAGAGAAGTTTATCAAGTAGTCCGTGAACTAAGGCATAAATATAAACTAAAGGACTTGCTTGAAATATCATCTCTCGGAAAATCTCTTTATTACTATTACTTCCGAAATGAAGATAAGCATAATAAACATGAGAAAACAGAGGAAATGATAGTCAATATTTTCAAAGAAAATAAGGGCAGGTATGGATATAGAAGAATAGTCTACGCTTTAAGAAATGAATACGGTCTTATAGTCAACCATAAATTAGTTAGAAAAATCATGAAGAAATATGGTCTAGTTTATAAGGCTAGAAGGCATAGGAAATATTCTTCATATCGAGGCACTGTTGGTAAGATTGCCCCTAATGTTCTAAGAAGGAAATTCGCCGCTGATGCGCCGTTCCAAAAATGGGCAACAGATATTACTGAATTCAACATAAATGGTTCCAAAATATATTTATCTCCTATCATTGATATGTATAACGAAGAAATCATTTCTTATTCGATAAGTACATCGCCAAACATGAATCTTGTTCTCGATATGTTGGAGAAGGCATTCAAAAAGCTTCCACCACATCAAAAATTAATTCTACACTCGGATCAGGGATGGCATTATCAACACCCAGAGTATCAAGCTCGTTTAAGACATCGGGGAATAACCCAATCAATGTCCAGAAAAGGAAACTGCCTAGACAACTCAGTCATGGAGAACTTCTTTGGTAAGATGAAGATGGAAACAATCTATCTTTATCACATTAGGTCAATGTCTGAGATGATTGATGAAATCAATAAATACATTTCTTATTACAATTTCTATCGCATAAAAGAAAAACTGGGAGGTTATAGCCCAGTCGATTATAGAAAAATGAATCAGAACAATTTATAGTTAATTAAAATAGGTCCAATTTCTGGGGCGCACTACAAACTTTAGAACCTTGGAATTTTTGCCTCGCGCATTTTGGAGGTGGGGGCGAACGGCACTATAAAAGCGAAAAGAATCCTACGTAGGGGGAACCTTACGCCAAATATATAATTTTAATTAATCATAGAAAGTAGAAATGAACCATAAGTCATTAGGATCAGTATTTAAAACGATGTCATCTAAGCATAATCTTCCTTTATTCCTATCACCAGTTGCAGGCGAAGTCATTACAAATCGAAGACCATATATACCATTTCTACATGCAATTTCATATCTATCAATCTGTTGCGTTTTAATAGAAACCCCATTTGGTAAATCTCGGAATAAATCCATATCAATAGACCAGTTTCCATTGGCATCCATAACCTCTACAACAGCTGTACAATCAGCACTACTTAAGCCTTCTTTATTACTCCATAAAGTTATACCAAACATGTATGAATAAACTGGCTTATCAAAATATAACTCCAAATAAGCTTTGCCTGCGTTTTCCCTTTTTGGCGATAAAATAACATATGAATTTTCAATATAACCGCATCTTAACCTATTCGTATTAATTGTGAGCCCATGATCAGTAATGGTGGTTGTTGTATGTCCTTCTTTATTACTCTCAAAGAAATATTGTGGTTCAAATCCCCATTCGTTAGGTTTAATTTGAACCTTTCTATTAAAATCATCTGGTTCAGTAAATTCAAACAATTCAGAATAATAGTTTCCGCTTGTAAAAGATAGTGTCTGTCTAGCTACAATATAAGCATAATAAGTGCGACCATAAACGGATATTATGCTAGCCCATTCACTTTTAGTTAATGTATATGAACCAGTCTCTGCAGTTGTTACGATATTATTTTTCCTTAAAACTTCTTGACCTCTCGGGTTTAAAAAAACCAAATCAAAATTATTATAATGTAAATAATCACTCCCCATATCAGTTGACCAAGTGAATGTTGGACATTCATCCAAGTAATTATTTGAAATAGTTATGTTACTAACCGCTATACGATATTTTGCAAGAAGTGTGCCTAAATCATAACGATTGTATCCATCATCATATAAATTGTTAATAAATTCATAAAAAGTATGTGGCTTATTCTCTATAGTGATATTCCAAAGTGTATTTGAATCAATAGAAAACTTATCAAATTGATCGGTCTCACTAGATGATAACTTATACAAAAATTGTTGAATTGCGATTTCATCAGCATCACCCCAAGGATTGTATGCATAAGGATTACTATAAGAATCTAAGTTATATTTCACTCCATTATAAGATGTATACCACGTATCACCCACAGTAGGTATTGTTTTCAAGTCTGTTGAAAAAGTGAATTGTGCAATTGTTGACCAGTATGTCGGCCATCCCTCACCCCATGCAAGTTTTAGACCACGTTCTTTTGATTCCTCTAAAGTATATATTCTATTACCATTGCTATCTTTAGTGTCATATTGATCATCTATATTATTATGACCAACATAGTGAATTCCTCCTGGATTAGCAGTTATTCCATAGCATTTTTGAACATGATGTCCATATTCATGGCCTATAACATCCCAAGATGAATATGAATTTGGAAGAGACAAATCGTCACGAGGTTTACTAGTTATTGTAACAACATTATTTCCATTGTAGGATGATCCATAGTTTGGATCGCCAGGATAGTTAAATGAACAAAATGTAATAGGATTTCCTCCGTTCATTGATTTTGCATAATCAGCAAAACTTTTGGCTGCTTGAAATATAATTATCGATTTTCCCATATCGCCATCAGTTACTGGTGAAAAAGTATAAGACCAAGAAAAGTTTCCGCTACTTCCTGACATTTCCTTAGACATCGCATAAGTTCCACCATTTAATACTGAGATTGATTCACCATTATCTGCATAAATTGTAATTGTAGGCTTTCCTGATCCAATATACCAAATGTCATTATAGCTAAAACTATAGTAACCTTCTTGGTTTGTATAGGTAGTAGAACTCCACCAACTACCTCCGATTGTAATTTTAACTTTGGCTCCTATTAATGGATGAACATTTCCTTGGTCATCTGTCCATTTAAACGTACCTGAAGTACTACCAGTTACCCCTATGCCTAGTGGGGAAATTTCAACATTTTCGTTAGAAACATTTTCATCATTAATCAAGGTATAATTAAGTGTTTGACATGCATTCCTTTTCGCAGTATCTAAAGAAAAAGAGGATGAGAAAAAAGTACCAAAATTATTGCTTGCAAAATAAATGGTAACATTATCAACTAGAATATCGTTGTCGTAAAACTGAAGATTAATACTTTCATTGTTGAGAAAGTTAGAAAGCGTACATTCAATTTCTTCTTCGTTAATTTTAAAGCTTGATAACTCAATTTTTCCAGTAGACAAAATAGTATCAATTTTGCATGTCGTCATAAAATGATATGTTTCGGTAGCACCATTGATCGTTTTTTCAGAATCAATGCATGAAATATATTCATTGTCAAAAGATGGCTCACTATATAACATATCTTTATTTTGTTTTTCGCTATAGTTTGAGTTTTCAAAGAAAAAAACATGATTTAAATTTTCAGAAGTATTATCTAATTTAACACTTGTAAAATCAAATCGCATTCCAATTAAGAATGTAATTAATGATAAAGTTAAAATGCTTATTTTCGATTTCATAAATTTTTATTCCTCCATTATTCGTTACGACCACTTTCGTATAAAGAAAAGTTTAATTGCTTACCTATCTTTTCAAAATACAAGCCACCAGTAGATATTGCATTAAATAAACCGAAATCATTAACCACTTGATTATCTTTGTCTAGCAGACCAATAGTATAAAAGATATATCCTTTATCAATAGTAATTTCATTTAAAGAAATTGAATCCTCGAATTTAAATGCAAACTCTTTAGTTAGCCAACCATTGCCATCGTCTCTAGTTGTCACTAAATATTTGTTTTCATCAAAAAAATCTGGTAAATCAAAGTACACGTTTAAAATATCATTTCCTGCTTGATTCCTTATACATCTTTGAAGCACAATTCTTTCATAATCGGGTTTAATTTCAAAAGAATTCCACGTATCAACAAATCCATTACAATATCCCGCATAAGCCGTTAAATTAGCTTTTTCTTCTTGCTTTACTTCTGCTTTAATTGCAGTTGAAAGACAAGGGCTCAATTCTAAATCAACTCCAAAGCCAGATATTACATACTCATGATCTGCTTTATCACTAAAGCAGCCTGTAGTTCCAAAGATACTTAATACTAACGAAGCTAAAATAGGAATTATTTTTTTCATATCTATCACTACTATTAATTTAGCAAAATAACATTTGAAATCCAAGCATATTAAATTCATTTGTCAAGATATATGCAACCGCTTTTTTTAATATTTTTTTCTAAAACTGATGTGAACCCCATAACTTGTACTTATTTGATAAAATATTTGAGGTGATTTTATGAAAAAGGACAAAAGGGTACGTGGAATCTATAAAAAAGTTCCAGACGACATCAAGATTAAGGTCTGTAAAGATCATTACGATAACCACATGAGTTATCAAGAATTAGGTAAGAAATACAACCTCTACACAAAGTCAGGTGAACTCATGGAAAGCACGATGCTTGGATGGTTTAGACTTTATCGAAAAATGGGCGAAGCAGCTTTCTTAATCCATAGGCAAGGGAATCGTTCTCAATATGGAAAAGACGGAGAACCTACTTCTGAAAAAGCCAAGAAAAGAATTAAGGAATTAAGAGAAGAAAACGAAAAGCTTCGACTCCAGGTTGAATACCTAAAAAAATTGAATGCCTTGGTTCAAGAAAACCGAAAAAAAGAGAAGTTTATCAAGTAGTCCGTGAACTAAGGCATAAATATAAACTAAAGGACTTGCTTGAAATATCATCTCTCGGAAAATCTCTTTATTACTATTACTTCCGAAATGAAGATAAGCATAATAAACATGAGAAAACAGAGGAAATGATAGTCAATATTTTCAAAGAAAATAAGGGCAGGTATGGATATAGAAGAATAGTCTACGCTTTAAGAAATGAATACGGTCTTATAGTCAACCATAAATTAGTTAGAAAAATCATGAAGAAATATGGTCTAGTTTATAAGGCTAGAAGGCATAGGAAATATTCTTCATATCGAGGCACTGTTGGTAAGATTGCCCCTAATGTTCTAAGAAGGAAATTCGCCGCTGATGCGCCGTTCCAAAAATGGGCAACAGATATTACTGAATTCAACATAAATGGTTCCAAAATATATTTATCTCCTATCATTGATATGTATAACGAAGAAATCATTTCTTATTCGATAAGTACATCGCCAAACATGAATCTTGTTCTCGATATGTTGGAGAAGGCATTCAAAAAGCTTCCACCACATCAAAAATTAATTCTACACTCGGATCAGGGATGGCATTATCAACACCCAGAGTATCAAGCTCGTTTAAGACATCGGGGAATAACCCAATCAATGTCCAGAAAAGGAAACTGCCTAGACAACTCAGTCATGGAGAACTTCTTTGGTAAGATGAAGATGGAAACAATCTATCTTTATCACATTAGGTCAATGTCTGAGATGATTGATGAAATCAATAAATACATTTCTTATTACAATTTCTATCGCATAAAAGAAAAACTGGGAGGTTATAGCCCAGTCGATTATAGAAAAATGAATCAGAACAATTTATAGTTAATTAAAATAGGTCCAATTTCTGGGGCGCACTACAAACTTAGAATTTTCAAAATATTTGGCTCGTATTTTTCGTGAGTCCCCTCGTGCGATACCCTAGGCTCAATTTAAAAAGCTGCCTGGGGTGGTCTAGTTGAACTTACATCCTAATTTATTCGCCCAAGCTTCAGTATAGAAAGAATAATAATTGATACCTTTCTTCTTCCGATAGCTTTCAAAACATCCACACCAGATAATACTTGGAAGCCCAATGACGAAAATCCAAAGAGAACCTAAGATAAGACTTTGTATTGTGTGGCCGCATTCGTGTCTTAAAAGCTGATAATCTTTTTGATACTTGTTAACAAATATAAATAATCTGTTACATGACAAACTCATTGCAACAAGACACCTTTTATAATATCGGTTAAAATTAGTTTGATACTTTTTTGCTTCGGAAAGGAGTTTTGTATGTCTAATAAAAAGAAGCAAAAACGCAAATATTTTCGACTGACGTTAGAAGATAGGATGATTATTCAAGCTTGTATAAACGCAAATATGTCTATTACTGACATCGCTAAACGACTTATCGTTCATAAATCTACCATCTCTAGAGAAATAAGACGTAATCTCGTTGTTAAGGCGGGAACAGATATTCCTTGCATTCGTAGAAAACTAGGCATCTTATGTAACAAATTTTTTTGTAATCGCTACTGTGAAAAGGCAAAAAGGTACTATGACTGTTTTAAAGCTAATGAACATTCTTCTTATTTGCAAAAGTCATCTAGAAGCAAAAGTAAATTATCTATTGGAGACATTCAAAAGATTAATGAAGTAGTCTCTCAAGGTGTTCTACTTGGTCAGTCTCTACATCATATTTATATCTCTAACCTCTTCTAATCTAAGATCTGTGTTGAAAGAACAATTAGACGTCTAGTTTATCGCGGAATCTTATCTATAAAACCACATCAACTAAGACGTTATGTTACTTATAAACATGAATATTCAAAAAGCCCTTCTCAGATGCGTTTAAGAGATATAAGAGTCTTAATTGGAAGAAGCTATAAAGACTATAAAAGAAAGACAGCAACTAATAAAAGAGCCAATATTGTTCAACTAGATTCTTTAATAGATGTCGAAATAATAACAAAGCTATTCTAACCATCACATTTGCTAAATATAACTTCCAGTTTGGCTTATTGATCGATAAGGGTTCTTCGGGTGATGTCTTAAGAAAACTAAGAAAAGTATTTAAAATACTAGGTAGTAACTTAGTTAAGGAAATCTTCCCTATAATCTTGGCAGATAGTGGAGTCGAGTTCTCTTACTTAAATCAAATCGAGATCGATGGAAATGGCGAGAAGATAACATCTACTTACTTTACTAATCCCTATCGATCGACTGACAAAGCAGAATGTGAAAGAAACCATGAACTAGTTCGATATATCTTGCCTAAAACTAGAAGTTTTAATTCTTTAACTCAAGAAATGCTCGACGAGGTATTCCATCATATTAATTCTTACGTTAGAGGATCAAAGGGAAATAAAACTCCCTATGATCTAGTAAGAAAACGATTTAAAGAAGAATTCCTCAAGTCAATCAATATTCGCCGAGTAGATAATAAAAAGGTTAGACTAGTCTCAATAATCTAACCTAAACACCAGAAGCAAAGAAGTATCAATTTCCATTATTTTCTACCGTTGCATTGAGTTAGTCACACTCAATCTGCGGTATATTTTTACTTCACTTAAATTAAACTTAATAATGAGTTATTTGTCAAAACTTGACAGGTTTATCGCAACGATAAGCAACAAAATGTATGATGAAAGCTAAATTAATAAATCTCGTTGCATTAAATTAGTCATGTACCATATTTTTTTATTATGTTAAGTTGCAAACCAAATGCAACGTTTTTAGATTTGTAAAAGTATTACAATTTAATTGGTCTTTCTTGCCGCGGGAAAAGCCCAGCACAACAAGAAGAAAAACTTTTAGCCACCTCGATGTGGATGATCGAACGTCGATTCGAGCTTATTTAAATCAAGGATTATCTTTGCGAAAAATAGCTAAACTGATGGGCTGTGATACATCGACAATCTCTAGAGAAACAGTGCGAAATTTGACGAGGTCGGAGAGTTATTTATATCCAAAATGTAATTATCTATAATACAAATTCTGCAATGCATGCCCAAGAAGGCCAAACTACGTTTACCATTGAATCGAATATTGAGCAGTGAACGCTCAATCGCTCTTTTTGAGGCAATCGAGAAAGGCTAGATTGCTAGATATGATCTAACCCATCGACGCGGCAAGAAAGGCCAGAAACATTAAGTAAACGAGACCTTCATTTGATTAGAAAAGTCAAGTCAACGTTTGTTTTAATAAGCACTTTATTATCGTTATAACGCACTGAATTTGTCGATATTTGTTAGACAAATGCAAGGCTGAGATGGACTTTATGTCCCACCATCGGATTTATTCAAAACGTTGAAGTTGATTTGATACCTAACATATATTTTTTCATATTTCTCGCTAGCTTCTTCCGATTTAAAATTACACGTATTTAATCTTCATACCTTCTAACAACCCACGATGTCCATGGGAGCTTTCCTTTCATCGAAGATATCTCTAAATACGTAGATATTCATAATAATCAGAATCTTCTTTGTTTCGATATTTATAGTAAGTTCTCCGAGATATCGCTAAATCCGCACATAGATTGAATAACTTGTAATAATTTATATGAATCGTTATAAACATCACTTTTTCCCTCGTCGAACTTGTATGAAAGCCAGGTTTTTTTACAATCTAATATCTTTCTTTATAATCTTCGAATGTTAAGTTTTTTGACTTAGGTCTGCCTTTAATTTTTAAACTCTTTCCTCGGTTGTCTATCGACGAGTCAATATTCTTCTTCTTTTTTCAATCTAGTGCTCAATTGTTTTATGAAAGATGCTATATTTTTACCGAAAAATACAGCATTACCGAAACCGTCGAAAAATTTTTTTGATAATCTTTTCCTTAAATCGATCAGAATATCTAACGTTTATTCACTCGCCTTTATAGATAAAAACCCCCTAACGTAATTTTCCGCTAGGAGGTTTCTTTTTGGCCCTATGAACTAAATTTGATTCATTCAATTCGGAACCCTTTTTTCGAATTAAAGACTTT